ACACTTTAAAACTCGCACAAGAAAAGGAAGTAATAGTAGATAACTACTCTTTAATCCTTTACGGCTATTACCAGTACACGGGATTGCGTGGTTTTTTTAAGAAGGTTAGACAAGGAATAAAAGCAAGGAACAATGGCTGAAAGAATAGATGTAGGAGTAACGATAAAAGGAACGGAAAAGGTTTCTTCGGATTTAACCAAAGTAGATAACGCTTCAAAAGGTTTAGGTGAAAGCGTTAATATGGCTTCGGGTGCATTAGATAGAATGACGGGAGGTGCTTTAACTGCTTTTCAAGGCATAGTGGGAGGAGTTAAGAAAGCCATCATAGGAATCAAGGGTTTTAGGAGTGTTGTGATTTCAACGGGGATAGGTGCTTTGGTTGTAGCGGTTGGTTCTTTGGTTGCTTACTTTACCCAAACCCAAAAGGGTGCAGAGAAGTTAGAGATAGCTATGGCAGGGGTGAAGATAGTCTTTGCCAAATTAACGGATGTAGCCTCTGATTTAGGTGAAAAGATTCTATGGGTATTCACCGAACCCGAACAAGCGATAAAGGATTTATGGGGTACGATTAAAACATACTTCGTAGATAAATTTAACGAGGTGATAAAGTCGGTGGGTTTATTGGGTTCTGCTTTTGTTAAGCTATTTAACCGCGACTTCTCAGGTGCGTTAGCAGATGCCACAAAAGGGGCGAAGGGTTTGTTTATGGAACTCACACCACTTGGGGTAGCCATCGAAACGGTAGGTGCTATTGTCGAGAATGTTACCCCTGCACTTACTGAATTAGTGGATGAAATCGGTAAGGCTATTAGTGAAACTGATAAACTCACAAACCGTTCTATTCAGTTACGTAAAGACCAAAGAAGTTTGGCATTAGCTTTTGCCGAAGGTAGAGCGCAAATAAAAGAGTACAACTTAATAGCAGAAGACACCAACCAAACTTTAGAAGATAGATTAGAAGCGGCGCAAAAGGCTATTGATATTGAGAAGGGTTTAATGGCAGAACGCCAAAGGATAGCGCAAGAAGAAGTTGATATTCAGAAAGCGAAAATGGCTCTAAGTGAAAACGTAGAAGCCGACCAACAAAAGCTCGTAGATTTAGAAGTTGCTCTAATAAATATCAGAACGGAATCGGCTGAGATGCAAACGACTTTGAATAACAAGTTAAACATCATACGCCAACAAACCGCAGCAGAGAAAGCCGCAGAGATGAAAACCTTTTTAGATGGGTTAGAAGCTATGGGGAAAGCGGAAGAAGAAGCGAAGTTAAAACGCTTGAAAGATTTAAAGATAATTAAAGATGCAGAAGAAGCAACTGCGTTGGCGGTACGTGCTGCAAGACTTGGGATAGTAGCGGCAGGGTTTGAGGCTTTAAAGTCTTTGGCAAAAACCGAAGAAGGACAAAAGAGATTAGCCATATCGCAAATCTTAGTGAACCAAGCAATAGCAATGTCTGAGGCAGTAAGAAGCGCACAACAATCCGCAGCAGGAACAGGACCACTTGCCGTATTTACTGCTCCAGGTTTTACCGCTTCAATGATTGCAATGGTGTTAGGTACTTTTGCTTCAATAAAAGGAGTAATGAACCAAGCAGGGGCATCTTCGGGTGCAGTAGGTACATCTTCGGCAGGGGATAGTAGTATGGGAATGCAATTAGGACTAACACCAAACATAGAAGGGGTAACCCAAATACAAGAACCCGTTGCGCCCGTTAAAGCCTTTGTAGTACAAAGTGAATTAGCTGACGAAAGTGCTTTAGTTGCTCAGTTAAAGGCGATGGCATCTTTATAAATAAACGCAAATAGAATTTACATTTTTACCATTATGAGAAAACAAGTAGAGTTGTTAATTGACGAAGACGAGCTTACTGGAATCGAAGCCGTAAGCCTTGTTAGGTTCCCTGCCATAGAACAAAATTGGGTGTACCTAAGTGCTACCCAAGACAAGAAGATGCAGTTCGCTACCGATGATGAAAAGCGAATGCTGATTGGTCCTGCTTTGATCCCCGATAAATTGATTATGCGGTTAGATGAAGACGATGAAGAATACGATGTGTTCTTTTCAAAGGAAACGGTACGTCATGCGATGGAGTTATTTATGCAAGAAGCACGAACTAACGAAAGTACTTTAGAACACCAATCAAAAATAGACGGGGTAACGGTGGTGGAATCGTGGTTGATAGAAGACAAGAAGAAAGATAAGGCTGCTTTGTACGGTTTTGAACTTCCTATAGGTACGTGGATGCTATCCGTAAAAGTAAACAATGCAGATATTTGGGAAAAGGTAAAAGCAAAAGACGTTCGCGGTTTCTCGGTGGAAGGATATTTTACTGATAGGCTCGTTGAGATGATGAAAGGGAAGTTGTGTAAAAACTGCCCCGAAGACAAAGAGATTTTAGAGAAACTTAAAGCTATCATTTTAGATGAGTTAAAGCCCACTTCGTTCCTTAACGACAAACCCCTTTTTGATAGCAAAAGAACGGCTGAATTATGGGGGCAGATGTTTCACGATGTATCGGGGTTTGAAGAAGTAAAACTCAACGGGGTTATGCTATACACCGCGAATTATAAATTAGAAAAGGTATAAAATAAACGTAATTGAAAAAACTGTTTTTACCCTTGTAAAGCTATACACAAATGAACACATTACAAAAAATCCGTGAGATTATGGGATTACCAAAAACAAATCTCTACGCCGAAGTCAAAATAGATGACGGGCGTGTATTTGTAACCGAAGCCGATGCCTTTGAACCAGGAGTAGACGTTCGTGTAATTGATGATAGCGGAAGCACCGTTGAACTCGATGCAGGAACTTACACCTTAGAAGATGGTCGCAAAGTTATCGTAAACGCAGAATCGCGTTTGGAATCTTTCGAGGTTGACGAAGAAGAAGAAATTGAAGTGGAGGTAGAATTGGAAACAGTTCCCGAAGCCGAAGAAGAAGGATACGAGGACGGGATAGATGACGAAAAAGAGGACGTAAGAGAAGATATGGATTACGACAAAATTCGTGATGTCTTAGCGGATCGTTTCCCTGACCTTGATGAAGCGGTACGTGATGCTATCGCACAAGTGGTAGCGGATATTTACGAACCCGAAGTAGAGGTGGAATTGGAAGCGGAAACACCACAAGAAGATTTAAGCGAACTTTTAGAAGAAGCGTTTACATCTATAAGCAAAAGACTTGAAGCATTAGAAAACGTACCTGCGGAATCAGGCGTTAATGTTTCACCAACTAACCTTTCTGCAAAGCACACGCAGAAAGACATTACTCAATTATCAGGTGTTGACCGTGCGCTACACATCATTCAAAATTCTCATCGATGAATTTATCTTTAAACAAGAAGTATAACTTCGATATTGACGCTTCAGTCAATACTTATGCGGGAGAATTAGCCCTCCCTTATGTCACTGCGGCTTTACTTGGGAGCGAAACCATCGCTAAAGGACGTTGCCGTTTTTTAGAAGGTATCGTAGGTGATACCGTAATTTCAGGACTTGCAACAACGGACACTATCCAAGCGGCTAATTGTAGCTTTGCGGACGGTTCTAACGTAGCACTTACTGAGCAGGTTTTATCACCATCAGACTTAGCGGTTATGGAAGAAATTTGCAGAGGTACTATGTATCCTACTTGGATCGCAGCTAACGGAAGAATGGAGCGTAACGGACAACTACCCGTTGCTTGGTCTGACTTCCTTTTAGGGGCGGTTGCTGAAAGAACTGGTTCACACCTTGAAGAATTAATATGGCAAGGTGACGCAGGGGCAGTTTTCGGAACGGGTTTCCTTTCTAACGACGGGGTTATTGACGAAGCAGGTATTGACGCTTCTGCTTGTGCAGACTTTGTCGAAGCTGACACGACAGTGACAGCGTGGTCTTCTACTACAATCCTTGCAGCTTTAAATATAGTATTCGATGCTGCTTCTGATATTCCTGGAATCCTTCAAAAGCCAGGTTGTGGATTTTATGTTTCTTATGAAGCATACGCTTTCTACTTACAAGCATTAGCCGCTTTGAATACGGGAGCAAGTTACAACCAATCTTTAGATGGTGCTTCTTACTTAGGATACCCAGTTTACCCAACTTCGGGAATACCTAACACGGTTGACGTTTGTGTATTTACTTACCCTGACAACTTGGTAGTCGGTGCGAATAGCTACACGGCAGATATTTCTGCTCAGTTAATTCCAACTTATCAATACGATGGTTCGGATAATGTTCGTGCTTCACTTCGCTTTGCAGTTGGAGTTCAAACTGGGGTAGCAGGTGACGGGGTTGTAGGATTTAACTTTACTTAATACTTAAATAAAATGGCTTGTAATATTACTGCCGCACGGGGTATTGATTGCCGTGACGCTATTGGTGGCTTAAAAGCTATTTATTTTTGTAGTTCTTATTGTTCTGACATACTTGCTAACGCAACCGTAACGGCATCTTCTTACACTATCACTACGGCAGGTTTTGCTACTTGGGATATTGCTGATACAAGTGTGGTAACGGTTTTCAAATATGACCTTGTAACTGACCTATCTACTTTCAAATCGGGAGTTGAAGCAGACAAAGCTACGGGATCGGTTATGTGGAATCAGACTTTAGACATCGTACTACATAAAGTTGTAGCTGCTGATTTATACCAACTCGGACTAATTTCTAAGAACCGTGCGCAAATCTTTGTGCAAGATTCTAACGATAATGTGTATTTGATGGGAACGACTGACGGGTGTTATTTAACGGGTGGCGATTCTATTGCAACGGGAACTTCTCGTAGTGATATGAACGGTCTAACGTTAAGCTTCACGGCTAAAGAACAAGCACCGTTATACATCATACCTGCTTCGGCGGGGGTGGGAACTGCGAAGTATCCGTTTGATGGATTAGCAGACGAAGCAGCATTAACTATTACGGCAGCCTAAAAGCTAACGAAACGAAACGAAACTGGGAGGGTGGCACAAGCCGTCCTCCCTTTTTTATTATAAACGGATTCTTGTTTTCTATTCTTACCATTGATGCTACAAATATTATCTACATCTAACGAAACTGCGACAGGTCCTGAATTGGTGACGAACGGAGATTTTAGTGCTGTTCCATTAGGTAGTGAGGAGATTGTTGATGGCTCTTTTCCAAACGGCTCAACTGCATGGAGTGAAATAGATGGAGGTTCAATCGTAGGTAATCAAATGGTTCTTGATTGTGGAACTACTACAAACGCATATACATACCAATCAAAAGCAACAGCATATACATTAGGAAAATCTTATCAGGTAACGGTAACAATCGCAAGTAATACAACGGGTGTTTCTTTAATTCTTTACCCATTTTCAAACTCACCTTATACTTCTGTTATAACAGTAGGAGCAACTGCGGAAACTCATACTATTTCTTTTGTTCCAGATTACACATCAGGAAGTGGAAAAACTTTTGTACTCAGAGCTTTGTCAAGTACTGGTGTTTTAGTTATTGATAACGTATCAGTCAAGGAGGTTAGCAACCTTGTAAGCAATCCAAATTTTACGGATACTGGAAGTGAGCTTGTAACAGATGGAGGTTTCTCTAATGGCTTAGATGATTGGTCACAAAATGGGAACTTTACATCTACGGCAAATCAACTTATTTGCAATGTAGTCGATGGGGGAAAACTTATTTACCAAACTCCTATAACTCCTTATGTTGTAGGTAAAACTTATCTTTATACATTTGATATTATCAGTATCTCAACGGGTAATGTTAGAGCAAGGATTGGAAATACATTAAGTGATGCTTTTACAACGACTGGTTCTAAGTCTGCCTATCTTGTTCATAGTGGTGTAACCCCAACATACTTTGTGAATTATAGTTCTGACGCAGTCATTGACAACATATCCGTTAAAGAACTCGGAGGGGATTGGAGTTTACAAAATGGTTGGAGCATAGGAGATAGTGAAGCTATTTATGACGGATTGCCAGTTAGCCAAATGCACATATCTCAAGTCTTAACTGTTCCATCAGATAAGTGGTTTAAGATTTCGCTTGAGGTATTACAAAATGAAGGCACTGGATTAAACAATGTTTTCTTTGGAGCAGTTCAAGTAAGTGCGGTTCATCTACCTGTAGGAACTTATGTATGGTATGGTCTTTCTGATGCTATTTCTGAAACACTTTATGTCTATGGCAGACCAAGCGAAGTTTTCAAAATATCAAACATCACAGTCCAAGAACTCGGAGAGGGGTGGACACAAGGCATAGGGTGGACAATAGGAGATAGCAAAGCAATAAGCGCACAAGCATTAGGAGGTGAGTTAATTACGGATGGTGACTTTAGTGCTACGGGAAGTGATGTTGTAATTAATGGAACTTTTGCAACGGACACGGATTGGAGTAAAAATTCTAATTGGACTATCTCAGGAGGTGAAGCAATTTCAGATGGTACAAGTTCCGCATCTATCAATCAACACTCCATATTAACGGAGGGCGTAAGCTATAAAATATCTTTTGAGATAACGGAATTTACATCAGGTTCGGGTTATAGTGTTAGAGCTGGTGCTGGTACAACATATTCAACTGCTGTAACCTCGTTAGGTGTACATACTTTTTATCAAGTTGCAACTGGGAATCCTCTATATGGGGATGCTATTTATGTTGTCGCAGTCGGTAACACGATTGGTAAAATAACTAATGTAACAGCCGAACCACTCGGAGAGGATTGGGATAACATGGACGATGCTTCAAGCATTGATGAGAACGGATTAACAATATCAACTTCAAGCGGTTCAGGTTCATATAAAGAAAGACAAAGCAGCATAAGTTTATATTCAGGGAAAAGCTACAAAGTAACTTATACCATACATGCAGTTAATTTAACAGGGAGCAACGTCTTACAATATTATAATGGGGTTTCTTACGATTCTTTTACAGAACAAGGTGTTGGAACACACACTGAGTATATTACGAGAATAGGAACTGACAGTAATTTATGGTGGTATTTTAAGATTTATGCCCCAAATGGCTCATTAACCGACACGGTAACTATAAGCAGCATCTCAGTAGAAGAAATAGCTACATCATACCTTACTCAAGCTGGTATCCTAACCGTAAATAGGACATACAAGTTTGGGTACACCATTTCAAATTATAGTGCCGGAACGGTGAGTGCTACCGATTATGGGGCAATTAAGGATGCGGACGAAGTGGTGCTTGATACGGTTAAGGTTGGTTCGACTGATTTCTCAATTAAGAACATAGACGGATATTTCGTTGGGGATATTGAAAGCGTTTCCGCAAAGCTTTTAGGCACATACTCCGACCAAAGCATATACGTTACCGCAGCCGATGTTCAGACTATTGCACAAGCGAGTGTGTATTACTTAGTCGAGTTAACTTCTATGGCTTCTAAAAATAGCTTATACTTTCTTCCATCTTCCGTAGTAGCAAATAATGGTCGTTATACTAAATTGAATTTCACGGTGATAAGCAAAGACGCAACACCAACTCCTGCCGTTGGGATAATCTCTTTTTATGATTCGGTAGGTGGGTTCGATACCTACCCTATGGGGTTCTATGAGTTTAGAATCTACGAGCAAACAAGCTCTACGAACTTAGACCCGACATTAGCCACTGGACTTTTAGAGAAGGGCTTTGCCTTCGTTCGTGATTTTAGTGGTAATATGCAAGAACTTACTGACGGGTTTAAAGAATACAACCCTACGCTTACTCAATACGTTTACTCAAAATGAAGAAACAAAACTTTTCCGTATTAAATTACGGCTCAACCGAGATTCCATTGTTCGCTGAAAAGCAAGGACAAGAATGGGTTGATTATGGCATAGATAATTTATACGGTGATTACTTGCGCGATTTATTCCTTTCATCAAGCACACACGGGGCGATTGTAAACGGGGTTGCAGATATGATTTACGGGGGTGGTTTAGATGCTACTGATAGGGAAGATAACGACCAAAAGAAAGAACAATGGTTACGCCTTCAAGAACTGCTTAACAATAGCGATGATGGACTGCTTCAAAAGATAGCTTTCGACATTAAACTGTACGGTATGGTTTACTTAAATGTTATTTGGAATCGGGCAAGAACTCGCATAGGTGCGATAAAGCACTTACCCGTTCACACGATGCGTAGCGGTGTCGCTGATTCTGATGGGGTAATAAGCCATTATTATTACAAATACGACTGGAACGATAGCAGAGAGCAAGAACGTCCTTTAAACGCCTTCTCTATGGACGATAGAACAGAGGCTTCTACGTGCTTACAAATCAAACGGTATTCAGTAGCACAACATTACTATGCCGTACCAGATTATGTAGGGGGCACAAACTACATTGAGTTGGATAGGGAGGTTTCTACTTTCCATCTAAACAACATACGCAGGGGGTTCTTTCCTTCTATGCTATTGAGCTTTAAAAATGGAGTGCCAACCGAACAAGAAAGGATACAAATTGAGCGTAAGGTAATAGAGAAGTTTACGGGAGCAGATAACGCAGGACGTATTCTTATAACGTTTAATGATGGTGATGAAACTGCACCTGAGTTTACACCTATCGAAACCAATGCTGCCGACACGATGTACGAGTTCCTTTCGAAAACGGTAAGTGAAAAGATACTTACTTCACACCGTGTCGTTAGTCCTTTAATGTTTGGCGTAAGGTCTGAGGGTGGAGGTTTTGGTAATAACGCAGACGAGTTACGCGATTCATATAGCTTATTTAACAACACGGTCATAGCACCGTTTCAGGATATTCTTTTAAAGGCTTTAGGAGGGTTGTTTGCTATTAACGACATTGAGTTAGATATTTACTTTATTACGGCTAAACCTGCCGACTTCTTAGACCTGGACGTTATAGAAACTTTAGACGAAGGGGAACAAGAAAAAGCAGGGGTAGATTCTGACGAATTTAACCACCAATGTTTCTCTAACCTTCCTAAAAAAACACAACTAAAAGTAGCAAAAGAATTGATAGAATTAGGGGAAGATGAAGCAACCCTTTTAGACGATTACGATGTAATAGATACCCGTAAAGTTGATTACGAAGCGGAAGCGGAGTTAGATTCTTTGTGGACTTTTGCAACCGTTCCCAGTTCACAACCAAACGCCAAAAGCGACCATCCCGAATACGGACAAGATACCGATTTAATAAAAGTTCGTTATACGTATAAACAAGGTAACTTTTCTAATATAGGAAAATCAAGGGAGTTTTGCGATAAGATGATGGCAGCAGGAAAGACATACCGAAAAGAAGATATTGAGTTTGCAGGGGATAGGGCGGTGAATCCTGGTTGGGGTGAATACGGTGCTAACAAATACTCTATATGGCTTTACAAAGGTGGGGCGTTGTGCCGCCATTGGTGGGAACGTAAAACATTCTTAAAAAAGAATAATAAGAAAGTGACCGTTACCGAAGCTATCGCAATAATCCGCGCTAACGATGGGGAAAGGTTAAAAAGGAATGACATACGGGTAGCACAAGCACCAAGAACGTGGAAAGATAAGGGATTTGTTAACCCTAAATTAATAGAAAAATACAAATGAGCCAAGCACTTTTCGTTTCAGCAAATAGATTAAAGCGCGACACCGCAATAGGTGGTAGCGTAGATGATGATTTAATACGTCCGTATGTTTATATGGCACAGCAACGTTGGATACTTCCCGTACTGGGAACGAAGTTGTACGATAAACTTTCTGCCGACATAGATGCAGGAACGGTAACGGGGGTGTATGAAACGCTTCTAAACGATTATATTATACCAAGTACGGTTCAGTATTCCTTCGTTCAGTTAGTGCCTTTCCTACGTCTTAGATTCGTTAATAATGCGGTTGTAGTTATGAACTCAGAACAAAGCTCTGCTGCCACCTATGACGATTTAAAACCGTTAATGGACCAGGCTTTAGATATGGCAACTTTCTATCGTGAAAGGTTGATAGATTTCATTTGTAATAACTCTGCCGACTATCCTGAATACAACACGAATACGGGTGCAGACCTTTCCCCTACCCAAAACAATTATACGCAGGGAATGAATTTAGACTATGGCGGTTTAGATTTACGATACAAAGCGTTCTTATCAGGTGCAGGAATAAGATGGTAAATAGAAAACGATATGCTCCCAGTTTACAAAACGAGGAGAAACTTAAAGAATTTTTAGATGGCAAACAAGAAAATAACGGAACTCACCGCTTTAACAACGGCAGCATCAGACGATGTACTTGCGATTGTGGATGTGTCGGGAACTGCGGAAACAAAGAAAATAACGGTAGCAAATCTAACGGCAGGTAGTTCAGGTCTTTTAACACAAGTGGAAACTACTGTAAACAATGCAGCAGTTCTTACAATGAAGTATGACAATACTCCTTTAACTTTAGTACCTGCTGAGGCAGGTAAAATTATCGTTCCCGTAGGTATTACCATTGTTGCTACACAAGCAGGAACAACCGAAACTTCAAGCGATGATTTACGATTTGGATGGGATGCAGCGACTTCGGGTGCGGCAGACTATTTTGGTGGTATTAGAGATATGATGAATGGAATAACTGGTGGTGTAGTTCAAAGTCAATCGATAGCACCTTACACGAATGGTTGGGGTTTTTCATATACTGCCTCTCCCGTGAATCAACCTTTACAGGCTTGGTGTAACGATGTGTTCAACGGGGGTTGGTCGATGATAATTTACACAACGTATTACACAATTACTGTATAATGGAAAATGGGAAACTTTTAAGTATAAACGTTTTATGGACGGGATGGGCGTACGGAATGATTAGCGAGAATTTAACTTTAACACTTGGAATAATAGGTGGTATCACTTTGATATGGCTTAATATAGAGGGCATTATTACACACCGAAAGAATAGAAAATGAGAGAGATAACATCAGTAATTCTACATTGTACCGCGACACCTTTAGACCGCGCTTTAACCGTTAAAGAGATACGCAAATGGCACGTAAAAGAAAGGGGGTGGGTAGACATTGGATACCATTTTATAATTCATCAAGACGGCACAATAGAACGCGCAAGACATATCGACAAAGTTGGGGCTCACGCATGGGGAAACAATTACGGAAGTATAGGTGTCGCATATTGCGGAGGGGTAGAGAAAAAAATTAAGAAATCTTTAGATAAAGAAAAACCAAAGTCAAAGACAATATTAGTTTCAAAAGATACTATGACGAAAGAACAAGAAAATTCTTTTAGGAATCTATTTGATATGTTAGAAGTGATATTTGGAGAGTTAAAATTAAGCGGTCATAACGACCATAACAAAGCTAAGGACTGTCCTGGATTTAATATGAGGGATAAGTTTGGCGATTTAATAAATAGATAATGGAATTTTTTACAACAAACTGGGTAGAGTTACTACTCGCAGCGATTACATTTTTAGGTACGTACACGGCATTAACGGAAACAACGAAGGATGATAAGTTACTGGATATTATCAGACGAATCCTCAATGCTGTTATTCTTGGAAGAAACCGATGAAAACGGTCTTAGCACTTTTATCGAAGTTAGACCTAACGGAAGTGTTTCGTGATAAAGGAAAGCTCAGAAAGTGGTCAGCTAAAAGAACCATCGGGGGTTTAATTGTAGCCTATGCACTCACATCAATGGACGGGGCGATAGAATGGAAGGGGGTGGTGTTGTGTGTAGTGGGTATTGTTCCACTATGCTTATCGTTTTTTGAAAGACGTTAGACCAAGACTAAAAGGGAACAAGCTAAAAGCGTTCCAACACCTGACCAAAAAGGAAAGGCGTATTCTTGTCATCGGTGATTTACACGAACCGTTTTGCTTAGGTGGGTACTTGGAGTACTGCCAAGACACCTATGCGAAGTGGAACTGTAACCAGGTAATCTTCATCGGGGATATTATAGACAACCATTATAGCAGTTTCCACGAAGCCGATCCGAACGGATTGGGTGGTGGTGACGAGTTGGAGTTAGCTATTAAGAAGGTTGCAAAATGGTCTAAGGCTTTCCCAAAGGCTGATGTCCTAATAGGGAATCACGACCGCATCATAATGCGTAAGGCGTTTAGTTCAGCTATTCCCCGCGAATGGATTAAAGATTACAACGAAGTCTTAGGTACGAATTGGAACTGGGTTGAATCTATCGTTTATGACGATGTACTTTATGAACATGGGGAAGGGGGTCAGGCAAAAACAAAGGCAAAGAATAATATGATGTCAAGTGTTTGCGGTCATACTCATACAAGTTGTGGGGTGGAATGGTTCGTAGGCAAGAAGTATCGAGTGTTCGGTATGCAGGTTGGATGCGGTGTTGATGCTTCAACTTACGCTGCTGCCTATGCTAAGAACTTTAAGAAACAAGCGATAGGATGTGGGGTTGTACTGGGGGGTCATACCGCTATCAACTGCTTGATGCCTTTACCTAAACCTAAACCAAAGAAGGGTACAGTTTTATAAAAGAAAACCCCCCACTTCCAATGAGAAAAAGCGAGGGGCGTTCACCAAATATAAACAACGTTGCTAATATACAACACTTTCTTTTACATTAGATAGTTGTTTTATTAAAGCAGTCTTAACGCTACTAATTGAGTTTATGCGTTCAGATAAAGAAATTATGTAGGTTTCTACTTCGTCTTTGTTAGTGGCTACATAGTAACCTTTTGAGGTAGCGATAAGCAAAGGAACGAGGTGGTAGGTGCGTATGTGATGCACAATCTTTCTTAGCCTTGTGTCAGTTATTTTACACCCTCCTTCTTTCAGAGCTTTACAAATATCCTTATTCGTAATGGCTTTGCTTTTACCTAATTTGGTAGATAGACCACGCACTACAATAGGCAGAAGCGTATGTAGTTCGTAGTGGTTTAATTCGTGGGTTTCCCTTTCGAAGTTCGTTATCATTGTTTTAAGGTTATGTAAATATAAAAGAGAAGGTACAAAGCGAGTAACCAAATTAATACAGTTATTCGTTTGTGCTTTAGTGAAGATGGGTTGTACATCATTTGAAAAGGTCTATTTGATTATCAACACTTTGTTTAGTTATTCCACAAACCGTTTCCAGGATAGTTTTTCCCGCTTCGTAGTCTACTAAGTTTCTCGCTATCTTATCCGTCCTTTGCTCACCTTTGTATTTTGTAAAGTCATAATCGTGAAACTCACTTAAATAATTTACTTCGTTTTTTACTTGTGCCATACCCTGAAAATGTCTTTCACTTAATTTATTCGGCAAGTTAAAGTTTGTCCAATATAGATGTCTGCCCCGCTTCTTAGCGGGTATTAATGGTTCATAGTATGGTATTACATTCTCTACCACATACTTCCCTTTGAACCAATGTTTAAGGAAGAGAATTTCTTGGTAGAGTTTCATATCAGGAAACTCAGGCGTGGTCGTTTCCCTTCGTGCAAATCGCGCCTTGCTATGGGTAGGGCATGGGGGACTGCTCCACACAAACGAATATTCTGAATGGTGATTGAGCAGATAGGAGTGCGCATCCGCAACTATTACTTTATCATTAGGGAATCGTTCTTGGTAAAGCCTTGCAAGTTCTTTATCCCATTCTACTGCGGTCACTTGGACATCCGTAACTTCATCCCACTTGTATCGATTGCCACCAAGACAAGCATATAGGTTAAGAATCTTCATTCTTCTTCGGTTATAAATTCGCAATGCTCTAAGCAGTCGGGGCATATCCCGTATTCAGTCATAAAGCAAGATGCCCCACAACAATCGCTAAATAGTTCGTCTTCCATTTTTATATCGTTTTGTTTCCTTGATTATCATATAAGAATCTAAAGTGTATTTCTTGTGGTTTGGATTTCGGCAACCACGATCCCCGATAGCGTGTGAAATAAGTTAGATTATCTTCTTTGCTTAATCTTTCTGAGTAAAAATCTTCTTTATCAATTCCCCCACAAGCTATCAAAAGCATACAATGGTATCTACAAAATTCACCTGAACTTCTACGATTCCAGTATGTAATTTCTTCAATTAATACATCGGCTTCTTTCCTTTTTTTAAAGTGGATAAAAGAGGGGCTATCACCCCACCCAATATACTTGCCATCGACCTTAGCCGTTACCACCTTGTTATACGTCCTTGCGAGGTCTTCTGCGGTACTATCTTCGAAAGTTAATGCTGTACTATTCCTATCAAAAGATACGCCCGTATTTACGACCTCACGCCCGTTACCGTCTATTGTCTTCATTTTGTTCTTGCTTTAATTACTGAATCTTTAAACTTAGACCACGCCTTCATAAATTCAGCTTCAAAGATTTCTTCGGGTGTCATAACTTCGGAAGCAATAAACTTCCTCCATTCGTTATAGTCTTTGATTGGTTCGGTGGGTAGTGTCGTTTTCATCTTAGATACTTTTGCGTAAAACAGTCTGAAATTGCATCTACAAACCCATCTTCACGGATGTCTTTAGGTAGTTCAATTAGGTCTTGGAAGAAGATATTAATTCTTTCTAATATAGTCCATGTCGTTTTTATATTTATTTGAGAGTAGGTCGTTTTCATTTTGCGTAAATTTCTGATTCTAATTCGTATAATAATTCTTCACCTTTAATATAAACAATCATATTGACTAAGGCTTCTGCATCGGTGTAGTCGCGCTTTTCACCAAAGTGGAATGATTCATAGTTGTGTACGTATTCCATCCCTTGAAAAGCGGTTATGTTGTGTTGCTTCATCCATTGTTCGGCTTGGTAATATCCGATAATGTAATAGTCTTGGTTGAATAGTTCTTGGTGAAGGTCTGAAATTTCTTTTGGCAATTCTTTGTAGTGCCTTAATTCTTTGGTGGTTGTTTCGATGTGTTCTAACAACTCAGATTTAATTGACTGGTTCATTTTGTTATATTTTTTAAGTTTTCTAAAGCTTCCAACGTTCCTTCAAAACCTGGAATGTCTTTCTTATATGGGTTATCTGATTTACAATCACGTGCGG